GCCAAGTTCATTCTACGCATCTGTGGTTGAACATACTTGTTGCCAATCACATTCATTTCATATGTCGTGGTGCTACTCAATGAACTTTGACGAAGTGGGTCCACAATCAACGGAACCACATTGGTTGGACGAGCATCAATGTTTCCTACCACCAATCCGTTGTGGATGAATGGATAGGCATACCATGCGAACGGCATTCTTCCTTGAAAGTATCCAACCCCACCACGATATGTCACTCTGTCTGTTTGCCAGTTGAATCCGAAACGAGGACCGATCAACAAACTTCTGCCATAGTCGTTGGTGATGGTGCTATATGGTTTGGTACCATTCATGAGAGTGATGTTCGTAAACGCATCTGCTTGAACTGGTGTGTCCATCATATTCCAGTCTGCACGAAAACCTGCGGTTACCTTGAAGTTGTCGGTGACTGCTACTTCATCTTGAATATACACACTTGGTACGGTGATATTGAAGTTGGCACCTGGATTGTTCAACACATAATCTAAACTATTGTCCGTTAAATCAAATGTGGCTCTGATACGATTAGGACGATTTGCGAAGAATGATGCGAGGTTTGCATATTGCCAACGACCTGCGTATCCATTTACGAATGTGTATTGAATATTGTAGAACTCATTGTGAGTACCAGCGGTAAGGGTATGCTTCCCCATAGACCACGTGAGATTGTTGGTCACTTCATAGGTGCGAACTTTGGTACCATACACCACCCCTTCACGGTCACTACCTGCATTGATTTGACCAAACTGAATATCTTGGATTTCAATTTGTGGTGCGAACACATCACCATATGGATTTCTGTGGTCACGAACAAGTGAATATCCCAACAACAAACTATTGGATACTCCTGTTCCAAGTTGTGATTTCAATTCAGCAACGGTGTTGGTGGCTCTACTGAAATGGTCGAAATCTTGTGAGGCTAACTTGGTAAGTGCTTGTCCACGTTCCAAGTTTCCTGCGACTGCATTGACAAGATTACTACGAACCGTCAGTATGGAGTTCCCAATATTCCAATCCACACGACCGAAATACTTTTCACTATTTGCTTCAATGTCATATGCCCCAAAGGTTCCTGCATCAAAGTTCGGGACACCTGATTTTGCTGCGAATGATACAAGACTGTCACGGACCTGTTGTGCAACTGCTTCGGTTGCCAACACGCCTGGGTTGCCAGGTGCAAATAGGATAGGGTCTGTTCTACGTGCAATTTCAAAGTTCACAAAATAAAACAACTTGTCCTTGATGATTGGTCCACCGACACGACCACCTGCTTGATATTCATTGAAGGTGGTTGGCATTTTACCAGAGATACCATCACCGATGAATTGTGGAACACGACCGAATGAGTAGATGGAACCTTCGGTGGTGTTGGTACCTGAACGAGTAACTGCATTCACACTACCACCTGTGAAATTACCAATCTTCACATCATATGGTGCGATGACCACCGATACTTGTTCAATCGCGTCAAGTGAGATGGGTTGTGAACGTGAAAGAGAACCAGGTGTTCCCGTTGGAACGGATGCGGTGGATTGACCTGATGATTGACTGAAACCGAACGCATCATTCGATGCTGCTCCATCAATCGTCAAGTTGTTATACCGATAGTTGGAACCCGCGAAAGAAACCCCGTTACCTTGTGGGGTCATACGGGTCATATCTTGGAGACTACGAGATAGGGTGGGAAGCACTTGTAACTTCTCTTGATTCAGTTGTGCCACCGCACCATCTTTACGTGCTTGTGCTGCTACGTCTGCAATAACCGATACTTGGTCTAATACAATAACAACCTTTTCCATCTCTATATCAGTTGTAGTTGCTTCACCTAAACGAACCGTTAAATTATCAGAGGACTTTGGACGGAACCCCAGTGCGGTCACCGATACTGTGTATGGACCGCCTGGTTTCAAATTGGATAAGATGAAGCGCCCTTCTGTTGTCGTTCTCGTAACAATTCGTTGATTCGTTGGAACAAACACGACTGTAACATTTGCATTTTCAATTGTACTACCTGTAACATCTTTAACAGTACCACGAAGGATTCCGCTGGTGATTTGCGCGTAAGCGGAGGTAGACAACATCGCAGTTGCTAAAAGAATTTCCAACATTTTTCTCATAAGAGAGTCTCTATAACCGAGCCCCGTCTGTGGGTGGCTCGACGCTAGGGGTGAATAAATACATATCAGAAACTAAACCATTCCTGAGCGTTCTGATTTACCTCTGTGGGGATGTTACCCCATTTTAACGCAGAATAGAAATCTTCCAGCTTCTTCTGCAATTCGTTCTCAAATAATGCATTATAATCAATATAAGTATTTACTATCTCAACGATTTCCCGCGGGTCATTATACCCCTTGACCGCCACCGCTTCGAGATTCCACGGGTTCTGTTTCAGATATAACCACTTGACCTTTTCCCCATCCGAAATAGCTTCATACTTGTTTTGAATCTTGAAATGTTTCAACAAGGAATTATAGGTGATTGCCGCCTTTACGTGGGCGGGAGTTCCCTTACGGAAATCATTCAGCTTTCCCGTCCGTAAATCGTATTCAGAAATGTTCTTGACCGCCGTGTTTCTGGCGACATCCAGATACGACATACTATCCATTGAATCACGGAACGTCAGTACCTTCTGGTCAATCTCTTCCTTTGTTGCCTTATTCAAGATGTCTTTCATCATCTTGTTCATAAAGTCACGGAACGCCGGCGGGAAGCTGGAACGAACAACGTCCAGTCCCTTGACCTTCATCTTATTTGCTACATCAAGATTGGATTCCAAATCATAGACCACATTCATCGCATATCGCTTCTTCGCAATCCAGATAGCGGTCTGAGCAACGGACTCACCCTTGATATACAGCCGATGATTCTTACAGAAGAACAGCTGTTCAGCCATTTCGTTATAATACTCGTTCAGCTTCTTCTCCATCGCACGAGCCAACTTGATAGTAAATTCTTTCTGCGATGCTGTTTCTGGCATTAATGGAGTTGCTGAGAAGTACAACGAATCGGTATCAATATACGTACAATAATCTTTCTGCTCTTCCAGCTTTGAACAATACAAGTCATTGGCAAACGCCGCAGACTTCTTAATCACATCTTGACCAGAGGCGGTCACGGCAAGTGCGTTATCCAAATCGAAGAATCGGAAAATGGGAAGTCCCAACACACCATATAATGAATTCAGGAAAATCTTCTGAATGTGCTGGCGTCGGTCATAGAACTCAGCCAATTCAGCGTTTCCTTCGTTCTTATGCTTCTTCATCAGATTCTTATACTCGACACGTTCTGCGAACCACTTGTCGAGTACTTCTGGAATAATCCCCACCGCACCCCCATTATATAGAACGCCATTGGAACTAATCATCAGACTTTCCATCTTCATATATTTCAAGAATGCTTCGCGGCTCAACCGTACCACTTCCTCATCGGTTGTACCACGAATCAAATATTCCTGCATATCACCAGCCGCATGCTTGTCCACATTCCAGTTGGTCACAAATCCAATCTTGGTTTCGGGACTGATATTGAGACTCATAATGATAGATGGATACAGCGATTGTAAGTCGAGGGAATAGACCCATTCATATAGACCGGGATTCGGTTCCTTCACGAACGCACCAGCGAATCCTTCTTCATCATTTTCTGCCTTGTTATCCATCATCTCACGACCACCAGCGGGTCGGTTTGTTACAATGATGCCCTTTCTATGAAGATAGGTTACAATCGTGCCTTCCAAGAACTTCGAACTAAACCAATAATCTTCATATGAAACGTGACCCAAATGACAAATACCACGAACGAGCTCAATCAGCTTGAGCTTCTTGTCCATCTCTACGATGATGCGTACGTCTTGAAGATTGTACTCAATAAACTTCTCCAAATCATTACGGAACAATTCATCGAGCGACCCTTGATATTCGACCTTTCCCATGCCCACCTCCAACCGACCAATCGTATCTAAACGATAATTCGGCTGTTGAGTGTAGGTGAACTTCTTATATAATGTCAAATAGTCTAGCGAGGATACGCCCGCAATCTGGTACCGACTACGGAACTTGGAATACTTAATCTTTCCAATCGGACTCAACCGACCGGCTGTATTTGGTCCACACTGCTGCTTGATACGATGATAGAGATATGGGATGTCGAAAAAGTCACTATTCCATCCAGTAACAATCGTCGGTCCAATCTGCTCATACAGGTCCAAAAATCCATAGAGCAAGTCCAATTCCGATGTATACATTACGACCTTAACATTATCATACTCACGACTTGGTTGAACTCCCGCCTTGTCCAGTACCAATACCGTATATTCCTGCGTCACCGAGTCATATACCGCAATGGACGTAATTTCATTGTTCGGATTCTCAATATTTGGCACGCCATTTTCCATAGACACTTCGATGTCGAAAAACATCGTCTTATGCCCTTGGGAAACGTTATCCTCGTTCAGATATAAATCGGTGAGCACGCGAGTCTCTTGGGGAAGGTCGCTCTCAAATAATGATGGGTCATCTCGCTTATAGCGCTTGACCTTTGCCAACCGCACACCAGTCATGCTGATGAATTGCCCATTGCGGTCGGGCTTATACGCATAATCAAATTTATTATAAGGAATGGTCTGATACCCTAGCTCGTCATCCCATAAATGCACGGTATCGTTGCCAAATCCTTCACCACGTTCAATGTAAATTGCCTGATACATAAATAACCTCCGTTATCCTTTAAGTATAACGGCTTCACATCCGTTTGTCAATCCAGCTTAATATTACGTTTTATTTTAGACCGCACAATCTTTGGGTTGTTACGAATGTCACTTTCCCACAAACAAAGGAATTTATATCCCAATTTTTGGAAGTGTTCTTTCCGTTGATTATCACGTTCCCAGATTTCTTCTGCGGTTTTCTTTTTACCTCTATTAAAATACGAAGAAGTATATTGATGGGGATTACAGTGCCAAAAGTCACCATAACACTCCACAATATACTTCTTGTCTACGAGAAAATCTACTGTATATCTATCAATCGATACTTGTTGTTCGAACGGGACGTTCATTGATTCTAATATTGTCGCAACCTTTGTTTCTATGGTATTGACCTTGGAAACCTTCTTACCATTCTTACGCCGTGACATAAACTCTCATGCGACATCTCGGTTGGGGGTTTCCTATAAGTAGTGTCTACTCACTTGTATAAATCATGCGGGACTGCCGTGGTACCCGTAGACCCAAACCCACCAACACCACGTTGGTCTGCCGATACTAACTCGTCTACTTCTTCTATATCAAAACTTACCGTAGGAATAAGAACAAGTTGTGCAATCTTTTCACCAGGCGCTATATGAACTAAGCTATCGGTTCCGTTGTGAAGAGCTATGCAAATTTCACCAATATACCCATTATCAATAACCCCAGCCACAGTAAACAATCCTTTCTTCGTAGCCACAGAGGAGCGGTCCTTGATAATCCCACCATATCCTGCTGGAAACTGAATAGCGATTCCTGTTTTAACCACTTTCGTTTCACTTGGAAAAATTGCAGCGCCTTCACTGGCAAATAAATCATATCCTAAATCTCCAGCGTGTGCTTTTTGTGGCGGTGTTGCATTTTGTGATAATCGTTTAACTTTCATGTAAATTAAAACCTCCCATTGTATCTTCAATTCCTTTTACTACTTCTACTATTTTTTCTTTAATATGATTTGCATCGTGATATACTCGCGTTTCTTCATCCAAGATATCACCATAATAAAAATATCTAAAAGTTGGAACACCTTTTGTATTTAGATTATGTTCATCAATAAAGGGTCTATACTCCTGCTCCCATTGATGAAATCTATAAAACTTCACATTAGTAATATTGTGTTCATCAAAATGATTCGCCAATAATTCATATTGAGGCATGGTAACTTTGCATGGATTACACGTTGCTCCATAATGCATTACCACGTGAAGCGGTCCTTCTTTCTTTATGTGCTGAAAGAAGGTTTCTGGCGTTAAATCAATTATCATAATAACCTCACTTGATGCGATTTAGCTTCTGCTCTATCTTGGTCTTTTCATTCTTACCGTATAAGAATTCTCTTGTCCGGCCTTCCTTATAGAACATCAACATTGGAATAGCCTTAATTCGGTTCTTTTCTTTCAATTCTGGTTGCTCATCAACATTGACCTTATAAAAAGGAATCTCTGACTCCTTTGCTAATTCCTCTACGGTTGGTAACATTTCGATGCAGGTTGGGCACCAAGGAGCCCAAAAATCTACGACAAAGGGTTCCTTGGATGCCAACTTTTCTTCAAACTGTTGTAACGTCAACTCCTGCATTATTGCACCTCACACCCACCGCCACCACAAGCAACTTCACCTGCAAGGTCGGTATTATCTTCGACTTCAACTACCTTGGTTAAGTCAATCTTGTGTAAGTGACCAACCATTTCGTTGTATTGTGCTTCATCAATATCTTCGAACGGTGCTTGCATATAGCTGTGGTCTGAGTATGGAAGAACTGACAATGCGGTGAAGTTCTCACGATTCTCCCACATCCATTCACCAACACCAACCCATTCATCTGGCTTGATGGTTACGGTGACCGATACGTTATTCTTGTTTTCACCCTTACGGTGACCAGCCTTTACCCATTCCTTCCAGACCTTACTGGTACGAGCCAATAAGTCGAGTGCAGATTCTTGACGAGTGATAGCACCCTTTGGAGCCTTTTGTGGAACGGAGATAACTGCTTGTTGCTTCGGCTTGAAGAATTCGTCCTCAACAATTTCTGGATGATTGTCAACCAAGTATTGGTAGATACTTTCGTTCTTTCCAACACGGACACGACGAACATAGAAGTCGTTATGCCAAGCGTGAATACCAGAAGAAGTTCCTAATACTAGTGACGAGGTTCCTTCGGGCTTGACAGTGGTGGTTCGTGCAGCCTTGTTGGTCCCAATCACTTCCGCCACACGTGCGTTTTCTTCCTTCACAACATTAGCAGCTTCCTTCATATCCAAATTTAATACAGTACCCGATGCAATACCCGTCATCGAAACACCGATAAGTGCTTCCTTTTCTGTGGTGCGTTTCCAAATATCACGGAGATAATGGAAGTTAGTATAACTTGCTTGAAGTGTTCCGATGAACGCTGCTGCCTTTGCACGGGCGTTGTAATCAGCTTGGTCCTTGATATCGCCAGCATTGATGGTGGTCAAGTTACAGAATTGGAACGGACGGAGACTGATTTCTGCACAAGGATTTAATCCCCAATTTGCATCGTTCGTAAAGAAGAAGCCTGGTTCGCCTGAACCACTCATTTCAATCTTCTTCCACAAGTCTAAGAATACTTCTTGTTCAACCTTGTGACGAAGGATAACTGCTGAATTGTTTGAACGACCACGTTGTGGATTGGTTTCCCACCAGTTGCCGAACTTACAAGTCAACATATCATCATCGTCCAAATCGAATAATGAAATCATTGCGGAACGACGAATACCACCAGACAATACTGCATCAGCGATGAAGCACAACATATCGTGTACTTCAAGGGTACTGAGCTTATCGCCGTTTTGCTTACGGTCGAAAATCTTTTGGATATTGTGTAAGCAATCCTTGAGCGGTTCTGGACCAGGTGCCTTACCACCAGAGGTCAAGAGTAATGCGCCCTTTGGACGAACATCGCTAAAATCATAAATCGGAAGAGCCTTACCCTTCATATATGCAGCAATCATCACCTTCACTGCATCTGCCCAACCTTCGATACTGTCACCGACGAGGTAACGGCGGGACTTGGTTGGCTTATTAATTTCTGGTAACTTTTCTACGTGTGCACGCTGTACCGAATAACCTACACCTGTTCCAGAAAGAAGAAGGAACATCACTTCACTGAAAGCATCCGTGTGGTCGATTGGAAGGAAGCAGCAATTGTATAACCGAGCGTTATTGATTTCAATTGGCTTACCAGCAAATTGAAGTGAACGCATGGATGGAAGAATCTTCTTATCATATACGAATTGATATGCTGCTTCAATTTCTTGTGCGAGTTGTGGGAACTTCTTTAAATGCATCTCTTTGTTTCTATCAACTAACTCTTTCCAAGTCTCACGGCGTTGCTTCTTGGGCAAATACTTTGAGTACTTCATAAAAGTTGTGATTTCAGAAAGAATTTTTGCTTCTAATTGCATACTACTGACTCCAAAATCGTTAGGGGTTAGTGGTTAAATAAATACTACACTGCTTCTCGAAAAATACGGTGAATACCCAACGATATTTTTTAATCTTCTAAATCCATTTCTAACAACTTCTTAGCCAGATTTTGTTTCGTAACCGTTTCACCATTTTGCATCTGTTTCTTTAACATAATACCTTTTGCTGACGCCTCATCAAAAATCTCAATCTTCCCGATACCGGCGTCAATAATCATCGGGAGCGTCTGACCATCGGCCCCAAATCGGTTCTTAATAACGTGTGCTCGACCCGTCTTATGAACCTTATCTTCCAGCTTCCGTGAGATAGAGATAACCAAGTCAGCGGTCATAATCTTGGCATAGGACTCAGCAATCTTATCTGCTTGAATGACTTCATCTTGGATACTGGACCGCTGGGTTTGCGAAGCCGTCCAAATAGGAACTCCCAATTCACCAGCCAAGCCACGAAGTTCTTCATAGATAGCACCCAGCTCTTGATGTCGGGCGTCGGTACGAGCTGTGGCACTCATCAAATCCGCGTAATCTACGATAATAACATCGGGCTTGAATCCCAGCGATGCCATCTGCTGAACGTGGGCCTGAATCGTATGTGAGGTAATGGTTCGAGCGGGATAATATTTAATAATAATTTCACCCTTAATTTGCTCAACCAGCTCCCGAATGATTTCTGGGTGCTCTGGTACCTTACCTGGCTCAATCCCCGTATAAATCGTATCATATCGTAGACCGACATAATTCTCATTTAATTCAAGAGTATAGTGGACCACCTTCTTCCCAGCCTTCAACGCATTAGCTCCAATAGTCGCCAATGCCCAACTCTTACCGATACCAGACGGAGCGATGACCACGCCCAGCTCACCGCCCGCCAATCCACCACCGATAAGAACGTCGATAGCATCCCACCCCGTAGCGATAGTATTACGGGCGTTCTTCATTAGACGAAGTTCAATATCCTTCTTCCAATCGTGACCGACCGTCTTGGGCTGACCACTTCGCATCGCACCATCAATAATGGTCTTGATTTCACCATACTGACCCATCTGCAACAAATCTACTGACTTGATAATCGCAGACTTGAGCGTTTGGTTTTTGGCGAAATCCAAGAAACTATCCTTGATATAATCCAAATCATTATCCTTCATCTTCTGGAAAATACCTCGGAGCGATTCAACGATTGATGTACGAAGAGTATCATCCTTGACCGACTTGTTCATCTCAACCTTAAAGACTTCCAACGTCGGAAGCACCTTATAATCGTTGAAATATTCCAAAGTCGTTTCCACAATCCATTGATTCGCTTCCAACTCAAAGAAGTTCGGGTTGATAACGTCAAACGATTGTGCCAAGAAATCAGGCGAGTTCAGCATCGCAGCCACAGCCTTGGACTGGAAGCTAGGACCGAACTTTGCCAGCGTATCTACATTCTTATCGTATTGCTTATGATTTACCATAATATCTCGCTAGTGGACCAAATGAAAAAGTAATCCATTCATCGTAATTTTGGATAGATGATATAATCTTAGTCTTAAACATCAGCTTTGTCAAGTCCGCCTTCCGAAGCGGTGGACATCCTTCTTCAAACTTATGTAAGATTTTCATCTTTGCATCAACGTTAATATCTACATCACGTAAATTCATTAATTGCAAATTTCTATTTACAATACTACTATTATCTAAAATGTTTTCTATCAGCTTAGGCTTCTTTTTACTATCAGCATATTTTTGTTCAATCAAGTCCAAATTGACCTCAACAGTCGGGTCAGCGAACTCTGGAATATACTTTAATATTGTCTTTTCCCCAGCCCCCTTGATTCCATCAATGTTGTCACTCTTATCTCCAAGCAGTGACCGATAGAATACAAAGTTTGACGGATGTACGCCATAGGTTTCCAGAATTATATCAATATCAAATGTCTTTTTCTTGACGGGATTATAGACCTTGACATTCTCGTTGACCATCTGCATAAAGTCTTTGTCAGTAGAATAGATGATGGATGTACCACGATTCTTCGTAACTAACTCCGACATATAGGCAATCGCATCATCTGCTTCAATATAATCTAATGCCAAAATAGATACGGGTAAGCACTCTACCATCTCTACCAATGACACTAGTTGCCACTTCATATTCTCTCGTTCTTGCTCATCCGTGGTCATATCATACGAACGATTCAACCGAGTCGGTGGCTTCCGATTTGCCTTATATTCCTTATAAATCTTCCGCCGACGTTGTGACCCACCTTTACCATCAAAGACGAGTACAACTCTGGTAGGCTTGAAATTACGAATAGCAAACCCCAAAGATTTCATAAATCCCGCCATTCCACCGATATGATTCCCATCTTCATCTAATGTGGGAATAGCGGCATAACTCCGCATGAATGTGTTAAGGGCATCTACGATAAGGACACGGGAGTTGTATCCAGTGCCCTTATCGCTATCGAAGTTCATACTATCGAAAACCTTCAGTAAATCAGTCATTTAATAGTTGCTTTTTAGATGGTGATACCTCGTCCTCATCCTCTGCTGATTCCTTGTTGACCGCAGATGGGTCGAAGTCCTTCTCGTACTTCATAATCATCGCTTCACAAATCTTATCGTACAAGTCAGCCTTCCGTTCTTGGTCAGCTTCAAGGAACGCTGGGAATTCCTTACTTTGGAACTTCTCATCATTGTATGAATACCATGCACCAGATTGCTTGATGATGCCGTTCTCCTTCAAGACATCCAACCAACTGCTGTAATCATCAATACCACGATTGAAGTAAATATTGAATTCAGCTTCACGATATGGCGGGCCCAAACGATTCTTGGTGATGACCGCCTTCGTAGTGATACCAATGATGTTCCCAGCCGAATCCTTCAACTTACCGACTTGTGACAAACGAATACGAGTCGAAGCGTGGAATCCGATTGCCTTACCACCAGAAGTGGTGTAGGGGTCAGAGAACGCAGGAGCGTTCATCTTCAAACGGAGCTGATTGGTGAATACGAGAGCAATCTTTTCACGACCCAAAAGATTCGTAATCTTTCTCATCGCCTTACTGATAATGATGGACTTTGCCGTTGCGTATCCATCCTTATTGAAGTCCGCAGCCATTTCCGTCTTGGTCGAAGCGGCGGCAACAGAGTCAACAACGATAGTGACCAACTTATCCTTCTTTGCAGCGGAACGAACCTTCTCGATGATGTTCACAATAGAATCAAAGATATCTTCAACCGTATCGTGCTGAACGTAGACCAACTTCTTCATATCTACACCAACGGCAGAGAAGAATTCATCATTGACCGCATTTTCGGTATCAATAAGAACCGCAACACCACCACGCTTCTGTGTGGTAGCAATAAGTTGTGCACCGACCAACGACTTACCCGATGCTTCTAATCCCGTCAACTCTGTGATACGACCGGCGGCAATACCACCGTTCGGACGATTACTGATTGCGATATCCAACATCGTATTTCCCGTTGAAATGAAATCGGTCAAATCAGTCGGGGTTTCCTCTTCTCCATCAAGGAAGTAGGCAACTTGTCCATCCTTGTACAACTTGTTCAAGCTATCTGCGATAACTTGGGCCAGTTCATCGCGGTCAGCGGATGGCACTGGCTTCTTTGGTGATTTTGTTTCCTTAGCCATAATGTTCCTTTATGTAACAAAACACGCAGGGGCTAGGTAGTTTTAAGGCTACCTAGCACCACAGCGTGTCTTTGGTTAATTAATCGTTGAACAGCTCGTCAAACGCATCAACGGCGTTCTTGACGTTCTCCTTTGGAGCGGCAGCGGTAGCCGTAACAGCCTTCGGCTCCTCAGCCTCACGAGCGGGAGTGATGACCGCATTATCAGGGTCAAGATACTTCTCAAGCGTGACCTTCAGCTCGTTGTAGGTCGGCTCCGTATAAAGCTCCTTGATATCGGGCTGAGTGGTCATCCACAGATTCGCCTGTGAAGCGTCCGACGAAAGCGGAGTCTGTGACGGCTTGACCTTTACCGAAGTCTTGGCGAAACTGGTATCCGACTTCTCCTTCGGAATGTACTCAACTACGATGTCACGACCAGTCTTAACATCGGTGATATCGCCGTAATCGGGGTCAGAGATGTAGGAAAGAAGTTCCTGATAGACCGTCTTACCGAACGAGTAGAAGCGAACACCCTTATCCTCTTCACCACGAACGATGACAGGAATGTAGGTACGGAGCTTCGGCATAAACGGACGAGCCTCCGCATACCGAGCCTTCGCATCGGGCTCACGCTGGGTATCATTCCGAACGGAATCAGCAAACTCCGCAATCGGGTCACGATTACCATACGAGAGAGGTGAAAGATAAGTCTTGTTGCCGAGATAGTGGAAGTAAAGTTCGATAAAGGGATTCGCGGGGTTATCCTTCCACGGGACGATACGGATGACCGTCTTGCCTTCCTTGGGCTTCCAGATAGCGGTATCGCGGTCCCCACCGCCGGTACGCTTGAAACTGTTCAGCTTGCTCTTTAGTGCATTAATGTCTAACGCCATTGTACTTCTCCTTGTGTTTAGAGTGTTTAGGGTGTTTATAACAAGTAGTTTACCCCAAGTGTCTTGAAGTATACTACCAAAAATTTAGTTTGTCAAGTGCAGTTTAGAAATTCAGAATTTGTTGTATTTTAGTACGAACTATTTTTAATTGGCCGTGGGCCGTAACTAGAATAGAATTCTTTAATTCATCCCAATTTACCCTATACGCCTTATCAATAATACCACCATTCTTACTTGCGATAAGAGCATTTAATGCATTAATGGTGTATATTGTATTGGTTTGCTTTTTCCGATGTACGGAAATAGTGGAAGCCGGAGGTTGGTGTCCAGCCTTCAATGACCCCACAACAATATTATATGTTAAAATTAGTTGATTGGCGTCATCAACATTTTCTAACACATAGATATTATTAAAAGCCAATTTATAGGAATCTTGGATAGCCTTTACGTGCTGTTCCAATTCTGCGGCTGGAATAAACGTGCAAAGTAACTGAGTTTCGTTCATATGATACTCTTAAGAAGCGTTAATCACTTCAAATAAGTATCAAATTGTCTTTGATAAACTTATATTTTATGTAAGAAAAGATTATCGTAATTAGCCCCACGATACTGACGAACAGGAAATCCACCGGCGCTCAATATATTGGCCACGTTTTCCATAGAATCCAATTCAGTATTTGGGACATCCAATAGAATTGCATCATACGTGTATAGAATGACTCTAGATTCATGCATTCCAAGGAAATTACAGACATCATACACCCGTTGGATGGCTTCTTCGGTTTCCGTCAACTGCATCATATAGTTGAATACCTTGTTCTTGGAAGCGTCCACCAAGGTCACTTTGCGACCCGTTCCTGACAATACAAATCCATTCTGACGGTATTCTTCCCACAGTTTGGAGGAATACCCCTTAATCTTTTGGAAGAACTCTACGCCACCCGTATCGTCGGACTGACCATACATCAAGGCAAAGGTACGGGCCTTAGACTCCTCATACTGCTCTTCGGTCACTTCATCCACTCCATAATACTGCTGAGCGAGATAGGTGTGAAGTGAGGTGGGTGGGAGTTGGTAATCCATTAACTTCCCAGCCAACCGCAAGTGGAACGCCTCATAATCGAACTGAACCAATGTTCCGTTTTCCCCGAACCGACTGACAAACTTCTCACGGGAACCATCGTTTTTGTTCAGAGCGGCAAAGTTGATGCCACCGAAGGCATTACTTGGACGGCCGGTAGACGTATAGATGTTATAATCGGAATATACGAAGTTATTATCGGTCGTATACAATCCAGACTTCTCAATACTGGTCAACGTCGGAATCGTTATCTGGTTGATGAACTGGAACGCCGAGTCGTGTTCCGTGGACTCATATCGCTTGTAGAGATGTTCGCAATGTTGAAGGAACGCCTCTGCGGTTTCCACCCATGAAGTCAACGGGATACTATAGTGAAGATTCTTGAACTTGAATTGATTTTTAATCTGATGAATACCCATCGTATAGAATTCACGATAGATAGGAATCACATCATAGTTAAGGTGTAGTATCGTAGCCAAATCTACAATGTTTACTGCATTAGTCAGATGACGCAGTTCCTTCTGGTGAAGGGTAATTAACTTGTGTGCACGCTTCAAATCCATCTCAAAGTGTGGAGCGTCTGGATGGTTCACGGATACGGTATAGAACGTTCCATCGTCAAAACGAAAATGGAGTGATGACAACTTGTTCTGTACGGGATGCAGAAACGCATCAACCGCCACGGGATAGACGTACGCCGTCTCTTCCTCTAAGCGGTTGGTGAGTTGTATAATATCGTCTAGTCGCGTGATAACCATTGGTTCCTCAATAATATATTTTAATTAAATATAATATTAAGTGGAACGGTTGTCAACCCCTTGAAAATATTCTAACGGGTTGTATAAGAGCCGAGACAACTCAGGCATCTGTCTACTATAAAAATTTACGGTAACTTGATTTTTGTGCCGGGCACCATACACGGGCTTACCATCCACGGCGGTAATATTGTTCGCATACCCCGAAATTAGCCACGGTAATTCAAGTGTTTGATAAAAAGCATTTTTCTTAAACTCATCGTATTGCTTCTTATCAACTTCAACCACCTTTGGGTCGGATATAAACTTGACAAAATATCTACTAACAAATCCTTTTTCAATATCCGTAGTTGTTATTTTTGGCTTGTTACTTAATGGTGCTTTCATTATTGTTCCCAAGGCTTGGGTACGCCTGTAATTTGGATTTTGGTAAAGTCTTGATTACGTACGCTTGCAGCAGATGGTGTAGTTGTTCGTCCTTGTGAAGCGTTTGGATTTTTAACTATACTGTTTGGTGGGGCGGACGTTGTTCCGGCCGGTGAAGTATCCTTACAGTGTGTGTATACTGCTCCCGGTTCTAATTTTGATGTTGGACGATATCTAAAGCGTCCTTGAATTTGTGTAGTCCATCCAGTTTGTGCAGTAAACTTATGTATTACTTTAGTCACCACATAGAATCCTCGTTCTAGAATAGATGGCACGCGGTCTATCAAGAATGATTGAAACAAATTTATACCACCTATACCCGGCAACGTAACATCTGCGACGGTCTTTGTAAGATTTGAACTATTAAATGCGTGTGCAATTGGTTCTACTCTACCGTTTTCTAAGTTAGTAGAATCTATATTTAACTGCTTCATCATTCGAGATGGATTAATTTCAATCAATTCCAAGGCAGTACCTAAATCAGCATATTCTCGAACAAAGTTCACTAGATTGGGATTTCCTAATGAAATAGTGGCATCACCCACATCTAATTTAGCCTGAATATCGTCTATAGTAGTTTGATATTTTCTAACGTCATCCCCGTATGGACCAGTATACGGATCTCTACTAACGATACGTTGCGCTTCGGTAGGATTATATCCCGCGCTTTGTAGTCCACCTAATTGACGAAGCCGTGCATTTTCTAATCCTATTGATGCCAACCGTTGTTCTTCACGTAAATTTCTAAGTGCATCGTCTTCGCACGCACTTTCTGAAATACAATCTTCATCGGGATTACACGGAGTAAACAAGTTCTGAATTAATGACAATTCTCTTAATTCTGGTACATTGATAGATTGTAACGTTCCCTTTTGCGCAGGACCACCAATATTGGCAATAGCTTGCACCGCAATAACCTGAGGTAAGTTAAAATCTACTGCCAAGTCTAATAAATCACTACCAAGTTCTCCATCTTGGAATAATTTAGTTTTTCTATTGAACATATAGATATAGTTAGCATCATCACTGTTCGGAGATGCTTCATATCTACTTATTTTAATTCCAGATATATTGTCTAAAATATTATTCGATTGTAATTCTTCTAAATCGATACTTAGGTCTGTCTTACTCTCCTTACTTTCCAATCTGGTTAATGGCTTTGACAAGCCCATATCAATAATATGCATGCCCGGATTAGTTACATCCGTTGAATAGACTTGTAAGTTCCAGTATCCTTCTGTTGCAGAATTCATCATATTCAATAAATTACTGATTGCCGAACTGACTGTATCTGCCGATGTAAATGCCTGCTTAATAGCTTTCGTGTTTAACCACACTCCACGATACAGATATGAGGCGCCCGCTTGAGAATTTATATTGTTAAGTGTATTTTCAAACGGAACAGATGATGCATAAAATTGGTCAAGTAAGTTATTATTATTTAAAATTTCTAATCGTTGAGATGCATCTGAAGATCCTGGTATTTCTGCAAAACGGATAATACTTCGATACCTACTCTTGTCTAATGAAGTTTCATACGCGGATTGAGCTCTTGGATTAAAGACCACCATAACTTCCGGATTAACTGACCGTAAATTTGGATGATATCCAACTTGATTAGCAATAAGACCTTTATTAGATTCTTCTTCAGTTGCTTCTTTTGAAATACGTAATACTGCCAAATCTGCTGCGGCCGAAGTACCTAACATACTGGCAATTCCGTAGGTTGTGTCATTTAATACTTTTTCTACGAAAAATCTCCAACTAATAAAATATTCGTTTTCTCTGGTACCGCCTTCCGAGCTGGCGGCACCGGTACTATTTGATTGTTGATTTCTAATTGGAATAATCTGTCCACTCCATGTATTATCTTCTAAATACTTGGACATTAACTTACTAAACGAATTTTGCTTCCAAGAATAGGCGTTATTAAAATATTCTTGAACATCCATAGTTTTACAATTTGTTGTTGGACTTGCACACGTAGATTTTACTCCCGTGTGCTTTGTTGGAACTTCAAATTGTTGAACAGAATGTACGGTTAGATTTATTTCGTATGTATTATTTTTGTTATACTTTAAATTAAAGTTGGCTACATAACAAATAAACAGTTCATAGTTACCATAATTGTTATAGATATATCGCTTGATAAACTTCTTTTGTTTATCGGGATTGACAATTAGTTCACTAAATTCGTTTTGGATATCTTCCTTTGGTTGATTCCAATCATACGGGGTAATCTTAAACTCGTTTTTGTTTGATGACATTCTGCCTAACTCTAACACAACTCTAGTCGCCGGTCGTAGGAAATATGTAAGTAATGCATCTACTTGACCAACAGAGTACGCTGCAATTTTTATGTTTGCTTTAAGTAGTCCACCACGAACTCCCATAGGGCCAGCGGTACTACGTTCCGCGTTTATTTCCGTGATGCCTGGGATAGGAATGTTACGTTGGTCGGTTGTGGCAGCACTACTAGACACCACAACAGGAATTCGTACTGGCGTCCCAGTGGTTCCATTTGATGTAGCATAGCCAATAATACTTCTATTATCTTGTGGATAGTAGATGTCCTTAAATGAACTTTCAGGATTTCCGTGCATACCCAACGACGGACACCATGCCGCGCCTCTTGCCGTTAAATTACTACTCTTTACGTTCATCAGAGAAGTGAGCTTTACAAACGGCATATACGTATTAGCTGTTTCAGCCGCTACTCTCCGTCGTGTTAACTCATATTGAATTTTTGGATGAAATGATTCCAGTGACCCAATAAACGGAGTAATCGCTGAATTACCGAACTCTGGAGCGTTTGAAAGTGTAGTAACCAGTACCCCTTCTTGGGAAGGAATCCAATTGATTCCTACGGATAGCCAATATTCATTTACTCGTTGTCGAGCTCCTTCTTGGTTTTCATCATCCCACCTAGCTTTTCCATCCGTTGAATCCCAATATCGGGCTTCATTTACAGCAATTTCTTTTATAATTGACCGATGTTGTCTGCTCTTTGCTCTAAGTACAACAAATGCCCGTTGTAAATCACTCTCTGTTATATTTCTTTGTGTAACTTTACCGGAACTGGTTTTTGTTCCTAAATTTCCACCAATACCTGTGTATAGAGCGTTACTTGTCGCTGATCTAAATAATGGTCGGCCGGTAATAATATCACCGTGAGAAACGCCAGACCATGGGTTACTGGTGTAAGTTAATGTATTCCATTGTCCCGTCGTGGGGTCCGCTCTATTAAAAACGATGATATCTCCGTCAACTAACTCTATAAATCGTCCTTGCCCACTCTGACCAGCGGGTATTATTGGATTGAGTACATCAAACGGATACGCTCTATTAGTTCGAATTTCTTGTGCGTATTCGGTATGTGCAGTTTTATTTTGTGGAAAGGCTAATCCTGAAGTTCTTGCTATAGCTTGCTTAAGAACCCAAGATATAAACGCGGCACTCCAAGGTGCATCAGTTATAGTTGACATATTAAATATTTGGAATAAATAAACTAGTTCCTGGCTGTACCGCTAAGCTTCCATTTACTAACAAATTTGCTTTAGCGATGACCCACCAGTTATCAGGTGTTTTGTAAAATCTATTAGAGATACTATCAAGTCTATCACCTTCTTGGACGATATAATAAAATGGAATATCTTCTAAAGGAATAGCTTTGGTCAATTCCGTGGTATAATACGGAATTTTCTTTGAGGAGTCAACCGATAGCGGTTTAACGTATCTATCCATTTTAGTTTCCTCCAGACAAATAATTGTTTATACATGCGTCTTTATCTTCCCCAGCGTCTTGACAAAATGCAGCTGCCGCAATACGCACAAAATTAGCATCTGCTTCGGTTCTCTCATATTGTCTGAGTGCAGACTTTATCTTCTGCACTTCAGTGTTATTAGGTAACGGAATTTGTCGAGGAGCCGGTATACGGAGAACACTTTCTGGTGCACGGAGGTTCCCGCTTACAACAGCTGAGGTCGCAAATCGAACTCTGTCTCGGAGTGATAATTCTACTCTTGTAACTCCTCTACGTGCGGCTTCCTTTACCGCGGCATCAACTACATTATTAGATCTAATCGGCACAGTTGATGCTAGTCTTGCTGAATAATATGCTGGTAAATCTTCTGTAATCTTGTAGAATGGACTATTATAGAACTTACTACGTTTTTCGAGTAGCGATATTGTCATAGTTACATTAATAGTTTGTGATACTTCTCTATCAACGTCAAATGTAATATTTTCATCTATAAAATCAAAATCTAGTGTTTCGATGTAACACGGTTGATTATCATAAATACCACCCACGGTAATCTTAAATAATGGAGGAACCATAAATCCACTTTCGGATACATCTGCTGGGAACGCCAATCCCGTAAGAAAGTTTACCTTTGTCCATGCATTAATTAATTCTTTTTGTGAGAACGCAGCGATATTAAAATTCATACTTACTGACCGCTTTGCACCTCCATACGTTACAAATCGTTCAGTACGACCAACGTATCGTTGTTCATTGAATTCAGTCTTTGTTGATTCTTTTAATTGAGAAATAAATGCTCTGAACTGTACATTATTATCGTTACTGTCTGTGAATACGAATCTTATAATGTCAACGCCTTTACCTTCGTGCTTGGTGTTTATACCACCGTACCCTATTCTATCAGTTTTTCCTTGTTCCGTCCCCGCATCAGCAGACCCATCCAATCCAATATTCAATGGGTCAAGGACTGAGCCAGCACTTCCATTAATTACAGGATTTATACCACTGGTTTCTACCACCGAGGTAGCTATATTTTGTTGATAAAATTGCTTTTCTGCAAAGAACTTACTATTAAATCTATCTTTAGTTCTTTTTAGTTGATTGTCTCTAAATTGTTCCGCTGCTCTAACAAAATCTGGAATCTTTTCTGGTTCCTTCAATGCCGCCGGAACTTGTATACGACCGCCCAATTTACGTATTACACTGGTTGCTAACCCAGTAAGCGTAGTAGTTACTTTCTTTTGTACAATACTTTTAACCGTAGCCGTGGTAGATAATCTTGGTAATCCACGTGAACTTAATGGTTGGGGGTCCACGATAACTGGACCGGATGATTTAGGTGTTAAAGTACCTCCAGTATAACCAAATGTTCTATATTCTGGTCTAGATGTCAAATAATTTTGTGGAAATGGGATAATCGTATTTGCTGCTTTCTTTAATTGTGTAGATACAAATGACCGTAGAGAAAGTGAAGGTAATGTTGGACCGCCTGTGGTAATAATTTTAATACGACCCGCGGTGTCCGACACAGTACTATTTTGAAGTAGTCCTGATGGATTTGGTACTATTGCGGACGTTACAATATGACGACGAGCGTGCACGAACGGAACAGTATTTAATAGTACCGAGGCAGGATTGAATAGTTTCGTATTGACGAACGTATTACCAGTTTGCAACAACGTTTGTTTAGCAATAAAAAGAAGTCCATCGGACGATTTTAAAAATCTACTAACTCTTGTAACATCACGTTGAGTAGACACCACAGGAACAGATTGGCTATCGCTTTTAATTCTACTACGAGAATCAGCGGTATCTGGAAGAATACTGATGTACGGTTGTCCATCAGGAGTTTGCCGAGTAGCGAACTTCCCGTATATTTCTTGCGACGATTGGGCAAATCGGTCAGCTAATGTCGTAAATGCCATAATTATGCTCTCTCATTACGTGAGTACACACCAACCAAACTCATACGAGGAACCGTTCTCATTGTACCGTCAATATTAATCGTAGTATTTGCGTTTTGTAATGTAGCGATTAATGTGTCAACTTTTCTATTCAACTCTGAGGTGTCACCCGGTTGCAGTGCTCCTTGGGACATCAAGCGAGTTCCTGCCAATACCGTATCATTATTGTTCAATGCTACCGCGCCGGTTGGAGTTACCAAGGTACGTTCACCGTACCCAGAGATTACATCATCTCCCTTGAATAGACTGTATAGACCGTACCCTACCGCTGCGGTGGCTGCGACTGCTGCAATTTCCGGTGCGGCAAACGCAGCAACCGTACCACCTAATGCCTTTCCTAAACCTTTTAATGCTCCACCACCAATGGCAGTACCTGCCGCAGAAGCCACTATTTGCTTTGCTAAACCACCAAAACTTGAATTAACCGCATCAGCTGCGGAAGACAACGCCGCTAGTGCTTTGGAAGTCGCCGTAGCGTTAGTTCCTAGTTGGCTTAGCTGTGAGTCTAAATTATCAGCAGTAGTACGTACTTGACCAGCTCGGAGTAATTGTTCAGACGATACTCCTAACTGTTCAAACAAAGCACGGAAGCTGGTGCTCTTAAAAAATTCTGATGGAACTGTTGCTCTAAGGTAAGCTAGTAACGCATCTGGTCCTTCTTGTTCTGCAATTCGAGTTAAGGTGCCAAAATCAATTTGCCCACCCAATTGATTTAATTGGGCTACGGTATCAATCGTTCCTTCTAAATTGGTAACCAATCCCGCTTGAGCTGATTGAATAGATGCCAAACTGATTCCAATCTTTTCTGCATCTGCTGCTGCCTTGGCAAATCTATTTCCATATAATAAAAATGATAAGGAATTTTTATTAACAATAGTAGCAAGTTGATTAGACGACAAACTTGCTCGACCGGTCGCTTGACGAAACGCAGTAAATTGTTCTGTGGTGGTTGCCCCGATAACAGTCAATGCTCTTAGCGATTCACCAGTTAATTCAAATTCTGACCCGAATCCACCTTTTAAATTACTTGCAAGTTGTGCTGCACCTTGTGCACTGAATTTAAATCCGTCGCGTACACCAATGAAGGTGTCTGCTAGAGATTTTTCAACTGCTTGAATTTGACTGAGTGACGCTGCGCGATTTGCTTCTAAACTAATAATTTGTCGAACGGCCTGTGCACGATTCTTAAGTTCTAATTCTATTCCTGAAGTAGCGGACACTCCGATGGTTTGACCGAATTTTCTTCCAGCATCGGCTACCTTTAATAGTTCAGTACCCAGTCCAATCAAATTTTTCTTAAACTCTTTAGTACCCGCAGCAGTATTCTCTTGGCCTTTACCAAGTGCTTCTGTTAATGAGGCTATCGCACTGCTTAATGATGAAAAATCTTCTTGGGTTGGGGTTGCCATAGATTATCTCTTGGAAGGTTTACTACGTTGGTTTGACTTGACCAAATCTGCTTCTTTTTCTTTTGTTTCTTCTAGTTGCTTCATATAGAAGTTTCGTAAGTAAACCGGCATATTATAGACTTGTTCAAAGTTAAACGCACCATTACTATAATATGCTAATGTAAACAACATTTTATGTATTTGAACCTTGTTCTCAGAAGTCAGGCCAAAAAAAGGTTGCCCCAATGGGCATCCTCGCTGCGGTAGTAGTGTCACATTGAGAACACGTAATATTTAAATTAAAATCTACATCAGGCGAAACCTTTTTCATTTGTTCACGAAGTGCCCGAATATCACGGAGAATCATTGCATCTGCAAACTCTCTGATACTTTTCTTGTCCCGATTACCATTGACTGAGGTAATAATGTACTTTAATCGGGTCGATGTGTCACCTTCAATAGCCCCATTAATTTTCTTTAAGGATTCTACCTCAGCTTGAATATTTTTTTCATCGCCGCGGGTCAATAACTTAAAGGTAATACTAATTCCAGTGGGTAATACAAACGTATGTTCGCCGTTTGCCGAGTCACTTTCTGGAGTAACCATATCTAATTTTGAAAGGTCTACCACGTGGTCAACCTTCTTACCACAAGATGAACATAATAGTTGAATTGGATAGTCTTTTCCATACCCAAGGATACGAGCCGCAACCATTACTGCGTTTAAATCCCCGACCAATAAATCATCGGGTTTTACACCCTTGGTAACAATCAAACTTTCCATCAACTTATCAATTACCACGCCTTTCTGAATGAGATTGGTTGAAGTCAAGATATCTTCTTCCTTAGCGGTCATATACTTGATATCAATGGTCCCACTCCGTAACGGGCTTCCCTCTGGATAGAGTTTTCCACCACTTGGGAGGTCTATCGTTTCTGTCGGGAAACTATATTCTGCCATAAATAACTCCTTAAACTATTTGGTTTTACCACCTATATAAATATTAATCTTCTATATTTTGAGTGGAAATATCTTGCTTATAAACACTATTAATTTTCTTCACAAATTCCTTAAAATAGGACTTAGAACGTTCAGGAGTGACTAACGCCCCATCCACCACTAAGTCTGCCACCTGCTGTTTCTCTTTGAGGATATCACGCATATATTCATCGATGGTATCGGCACATAACATATAATAAACTTGAACTTGTCCTTTTTGACCGATACGGTGGGTTCTGTCCTCGGCTTGTTCGTGATTCGCAGGAACCCAATCGCAATTCAGAAATACCACGGTATCTATCTGATGTTGGAGTCCGTCAATACCCATACCTGCTGCCATCAGACTGAATAATCCTACTTTTGCTTCACCCTTGGTCAATCGGTCAATTGTGACTTGACGTTCCTTACTATTCATTTCACCCGTTAAGAGTGCTGCCTTGTCCCCATACTGTTCAGCCAAGAACTTGAGCGGAGCAATATAGTTACTGAAGATAAGGATAGGTTTATCGTTATCCAAGAACTCATCCACCATTTCTACCAATCGTGGAATCTTCTTTTCAATCAAGAAGTTTTGAAGTTTCGGCATGTGACCGATGGTAGGTTTCTCTACCTTCCACCGACCAAAGACTTCTCGTAGTAATTCCTTGTATTGTTTCTGTTCGTCCTTCGTTAATTCTACATACAAGTCATTTCGTTGTTTTGCTGGAAGTTCAGTAAGAATCTGTTCCTTTTTACGACGAATGACCAAATCTTTGGTACGGTCGTGGAGGTCTTGGAGATTACGGGGTGCTTCTCCCTTCCATCCCCCGTAACGTTGGGTAAAATGGAAGAAGTTGTTGAAACGTTCTTTGTCAAGGAAGTTCAACAAAGCGAACGCTTCGATTGGACGAGACATCACGGGAGTACCGGTGAGGAATAGGCAGTACTTCGTTTTGATGCCTGGATATTTGCGTCGTTCTTTATACGAACCCAGAATACTCTTTGCTCGTATAGTTTGTCGGTTCTTGAGATAGGTTGCTTCGTCACAGACTAATAGTTCAAATTCTTGCTTTCGTAAGTCACCGACAACCTTACCCACGGCGTCATAATGGACAATGTGAAACTGATTTGACAGCTTACCATCGTAACTCTTACTGTCCCAGATGGTCGCATCCTTCCCAGTAAACTTCTTGATTTCACGTTTCCAGTTGACCACAACCGACAACGGACAGACAATCACCGTCTTAAGCTGCTTGTGTTGAGCGAATCCGATAGCTTGTGCAGTCTTACCCAACCCAGGCGCATCTGCGATGAGACACCGACCATCTGCTCGTTCGACGAACTTGACGCCAACTTTCTGGTATGCGTAAAGCTGAAGTTGCATGCCATTGATGTCAAAATCAATATCATCTTTGACTCGTATCTCATCTAAATCTTCACGGCGGTCTTTGAGCTTTTCCAGTAACTTCAAGACTTTCTCATCACATTGGATATTTTCTTCGCCAAAGACCTTAAACACTTTCGGAAGATGAACTGCTGGAAACTCCCACGTTTTATTTTCCCCATTCCACTTACGACCGTCTACTTCGTACTTGAAACGTTCCATCAAGGGTGGATTATATGGCATAGCGACAGCCCCCGTTTTACTATCAACTAACGTAACGGTGACTTGAACTGATGTTGATGTTTGGGGCTTTTCTACCGCGGGAGTTTGCGTGGTACGGGCAATCTTTAAATGGGAAATGTCTTCACCAGCCAATACCAGTTTGGCTGCTTCTTTCCAGACTTCGGGAATCCCAATCGTGGTGGTCATCCATTGGAGATATGATTGATTTCGATAATAAACAGTCGAAAGCGAATATCCCTTGAATTTTCCCCACGTAAGTATTGCGGTATCAGCTGACGGATGTACCATCTTCGACCTTGACGTATGTAAATGTATCTACGTCTAATCTCCACCCATCGTTGGGGTCTAATCCTAATAGCCGCATCATTTCTTCGTTAGCGACCACTACTTTGGTGGTCAACTCTTGTTGATACGTTTTCAATAATTGGTTGTTACTTTCAATTAAATGGCGTAATGCCAATGGAACTGGAACCGTTGCTGTCATAATATCTACCTATGGTGTTTAATAAAATTTAAAATGCCGTTTAATATTTGTCAAGGTTATGGAATAGCAGGGATGTTTGGATTTGATGATGTTGGTAAATAATCTGGACATCCTACGCTTGAGTATACATACCCAGCAGTTTCAATACATACGATACTGAATTGAGAACCAGACGCTCTGTTTGGGTTAACAAACAAAGATAATGAAGTAAATAATCCAGGACATTCTTTTGTTCCGGGAGGACACACGGTATAACTACTACCCATATCACCTTGTTGACCGGTTACCCCTTGGGCGCCGACAGGCGAAGTACTTGTACAGTCTGACGCAGATTTGTGAACACCGGTCGTACCACTTGCTGGTGCATTAATGACTGATGTTACGAAAGACGCTGTTGGAACAACAATCGATGCAA